AGTGTCGTAGCGTCAACTAAGTCATCATTAGCACCACTAGGAAAGTCGTTACATTCTTCTATAACATCGTGAGCCCATCGTCTATCGGGTGCCCACACAATCCCTGACCTAAATAAATCTGATATAGCATTGACTCGACTAATTTTATCTTGCCCTTTGCCAGGTGTAAATTCTCCAACGGGAATACCCATACGTCTGAACTCTTGGTAAAGTGCAGCCCCGTTAGATTTCTTTTCCACAATGAAAGCATCAGGTTCCCAATCTTTATATTCTTCTATGCAAAGTTGCTTTAACTCTGGGAATTCTAGTCGGCGTTTTATTGCGTTAAGTAGTATTATATTATAATTATTGGTTTCTTCGTTAAAAAATACGCCCCATATGGTTAAAGCGTTGTAATCTGCCCTATTATTAGCTTCTTGAGCCGCATCTAATGTCATAATAGTGAACTCACAGTTAGGTGGATCTTCTTTCTCCCACATATTCCACCATTCTCTTTTTATCAACGCCCCTTCTTCTGATACTGGATTCTGCATATACTGAGCATTCCAATACCGTACATCTAATGCTGCTCGACGAGACCTTAATTCTTCTAGCGGCCAGAACTCAGGCCATAGGGGAACTTCTTCGCCCTGTTTGTTTTCTAATATAGCAGGAAACTCTACTACTTCCCAGTCATCAACCTCGTCATTCTTCACCATCTGGTTCACAATTTGTCCTGTGAGGTCAAGCTTAGACCACCTTGTCATCACAACAATAATAGCTCCTCCAGGCATAAGTCGCTGCAAGGGACCCGACTGAAACCATTCCCATGCGGGGAGAAACACATCTGGTTTTCCGAGCTTTGCATCTTGTTCTGAGTGGGGGTCGTCAATAATGAAGAGATCTGCACCTCGTCCAGCAAGAGCGCCACCCACACCAATGGCAAAATACTCACCATTAAAGTTAGTACCCCAACGAGAAGCCGACTTCGAATCTGCTTGAAGTTCCACTTGTGGAAACACATCTTTGTACGCGTCGCTACCCACGAGGTTACGAACTCGACGACCAAAATTAACTGCAAGGTCAGCTGTATGCGATGCCATGATAACCTTCTTAGCCGGGTGCTTACCCAAAAACCACGCGGGTGCGCGGTACGCGATAAGTTCGCTCTTTCCATGTCGAGGAGCAATATTAACAATAATGCGTTTTTTCTTTCCGTTAGCGATGTCTTCAAAGAGTTGAGCCAGTTTACGATGATGATCTCCTATAATATAGTCTGGGTATACATGTTTAATAAAATCTAAAAAGTGATCTTTCCCTTGGTTCTGTATTAATTCTTTTCTATACTGAGTTAACATGTCTAGATGTTTCATCTTATCTTCATCTGACATTGTAGGAAGAGCGCGTTCTAATAACGCTAAGTCTTCAGGACTAATCATCGTCTTCCTCTTCGACTTCTTTTTCTTCGATTAAATCACCTTCAATAACTTTTCCTCTTAAGTCTGCAATGGCTTTCTTAAGTTCCTCTTCTAATTCTTTACCCGTCTTATTAATATGCATCACTTCAGTTTTCTTTTTGAATGCGTCGACTCCATCAATCTCCCCAATCATACGAAGTGCACCAAGTTTATCTTTAGGGCTTGTTGATGTTTCGTGAACTAAGACAGCGTTGTTTAATACATAGAGTTTAAAATCTGCTAACTGATTAACGAGCTTTACATTTGACTGAGCTACCATGCCAGCAAGGTAAGCCATTGTTTCATTCGGGTAACTTGCAAAATCCGGTTTTAACTCTGGGTTATTCATCATGTCCGTTGCCAGTTGTTTAGCTTCTTGAGCATGTTTACTATCTGGCTCAATCGGTTCCCCTTTTATATCAGACAAAGTTTTTATTGTCTCAGCTCTAATATTAAGTTCTTTCTCTGCCGTCATGTCAGGCATGGCTTGCTTTTGAGAAATAGGTAATGGAACATTCTCTTCTATATTAGGGAAGATTAAATTAAACGTGTCAGAATCTTCTTCAATAGAATTGGGTTGTAATTCTTTGCTTGTCATGTGTCGCTGTTACACCTTTGATTTGTTTTTGCAGCTAATACAAAATATTGTAACATAGTTCTTTCTGGAAGAGTATAATAGTAATCTAGATTTTTGCTAGGGGGACTAGCATGTTAGAATGGCTTTTAATTCTATACGTAGATGACAGCCGAGAATATATCGGTAACTTTGAATCATGCGCACACGCAACACAGTACTTTGAACAGTGTGTAAAAGGAGATCTTAAATCGTGGTCAACAGCGTGTTTACATCAGGACTATGTCCAACTTCCAGAGAACTTCATTCCCAAGTATCCCAAATGCACATAAAATGGAAAGAGATAGAGTTTGGTCCCATTAATCTTTGGGCCCTTGGAAGGGCTTGGTCTTGAGCCTGCTTACGGACGCAAATCTAAAACTCTTATATAAGACTTTCTGTCGCATGGAACCCTTTGATAAACTTGATATGCCCCATGCTCATCAAATTAAACTTAAAGTTACTCGACGCAAAGATATACTAGGAGAGTTTGCTCCCGAAGAAAATACTATTTATATTAGTAGTGCTCGCAATGCTCACTTTGATACTATCTGCAAAACACTACTTCATGAAATGGCACACCTATACTGTTATAAAGCAAAAGAACAGGAATACCACGACCATGATAACAAACGTTTCAAAGCCATCATCAGACATATAGCCTCCTTATATGGGTTCGACCCTAAAGAACTGTAGTTTTATCCAAAATATTTCTTAATAATGTCTAAATGATCCTGATATCTGGCTATCTCGTCAAGCTCTTTTTCAATTGTTTCTATAATATCACCGTGTTCACCAATCCCGACTGAATTAGTCAGGTATATCTCAACGTTTATTCTGTGTTTTTCTATGTGTCCCTTGGCATGTGCTTCTAATGCAGTTAATAACTTCTCTCGCATGGTGTTCTCCTAGTTAAAATGTCATTGTACCTGCCGGTGAAATGTTTTGCAGAAACGAGAATCAGTCTCAAATAAAAACCCCGCCTAGAAAGACGGGGTCGAAAGGAAGTAATAATGAATGAAATTAAACTCATGTCATCAAAGAACCAGGGAGAGAACCTAATTCTTAATAATACTATATACCTAATATCTATTTTGTGCAATATATTTTTTTAGGTGTCTCTTTTGGGTCCCCTTGACGGGGGGTGTTCCTATATTGAGGGGGTGGGGGGTCGGAATTTGGAAAAAAGTGTTGACTATTTATGCGCAGCTAAGTGTATACAGAGTTATACGGAGTCCCATAAAATTTTTGGTGGGTGGGTACCCCGTCCCATTTTGGTTCTGACCTCGTTTTTCTGGTTGGTTTTGTGGTTCGGTTTTAACTTTGTTCTTATTTGGTTGGATCGAATTGTAATTTGTTCATGTTCCTAAAGCTAAGTATTACTTTACTCAATATATGAACTGAGTTTGACTAGGTAATAACAGGATAACCACACAGTCAACAGGGTTATTATAGCTAAGTCATTGATTATAAAGGATTGTTCGGGTTGTTCGGACTTTGTTCGGGCGTTGTTCGTGTGTAAGTCCTTGATTTTAAAGGATTGTTCGGGTTGTTCGGATTGTTCATGGTATTTTTTAGGATAACGGGGAAGAAAAAAGTCAGACCAAGCCCCTCTTTTTGCAAGTGTAAAAGAAAAAAACTTCCAGCTTTATTGTCCTATAAAAAAGCATGAACAATCCGAACAGATTAAAAAATAAGCAGTAAAAAATAGATAGATAGAAATAGATAGTTAATAATAATTAATAATAAATACTAATAAAATCAATACTTTCAGAGAATCACACTCCAGGCATTTCAAAAAAAGTTATCCACAAAGTTATCAACAGGTTCATACTTTAAAGTAAAGTAGAAAAACCCGAACAATCCGAACAAAAAAAGATCAATAAAATCAATGATTTAGTTATAAAGTAAAATAATGTTTGACAATAAATAAATTTTCGTGTTAGTGTATCAGAACGGGCGATTTGACCCGATTTTATAAAGGACTAATTATGAAATTTAAATACCTAGAATCAAGACTTAAAAAACTCCCGAAAACTGAGTGGAGCGATAATTACGAATCAAACGAAAGACACGCCCCAAAAATTGCAATTTGGACAAACGAAGACGGCGAGGAAAAAGTTTGTCTAAGTTCTGAACAAGGCAACATGTTTTGTTTTGAATACTTAGGCGATTCAGACTATATGGTGGATTTAAAACCAGAGTTTCACGAATGGGCAAAAAAATACGGGTGGGAATGGCAACCCCACTATCAAGGCACTTATTTTTTATATCAAATTTAATTTTAACGGGGGCGAACATAGCCCCCTTTTTTACACAGAAAAGGACTAATTATGAAACCAAGTAAAAAAGAACTAAAACGCAACATCACAACGGCTATGATCCGAGAACACGGCGAGGGCTTAATTAAATTTTTTGGACTTGATCCAAACCTAATCGACCCGATAAACCTATGTAAGAAACTACGCCGACTTGAGAACAAAGCCCATGAGATCACCACTCAATTATGCAACGGGTTCCCTGAATTGGATCACGACAGCCAAGAGGATCACATAGCCGAACTCGAAAAGAAACTTTGTCGGATCGAGGGGAAAGTCTGCTATTTACTCGAAAGCTACCAACGCCCCAGACAATATAAAAACTACGCCATATTTATAAACCACGACCCCAGAGGATATGCTCTAAAGGTAGACAGTGAAACTATTAAATACTTCGAGGAACTCGGCGAGGGCTTTCCACATAAAGATTGGGGGGGCTACGGCATTATTGCCCCAGATCTAATGAGCGACATTGAAAACGAGGTGGAATGGATCAGCAATAATTGGGACGAGTTGAACGGGGATATGCTACCGACCAAGCATGAGTACGAGTGCAGAGGGTTTCTAATGCCACCACAAATCACACTTCACAGGGGGGCTTAACTATGTTTGACTTCATTGTATTTGGTATCGTTGACAACGGCGTGATGATCTTCGGGGCGTTTACGGGGTTAGAGATCGAGAAATACTTGCCCAAAAAATTCCAATCGGGTCATTTACTTGTGATCGCAGGGGCAGGGATCGGCAACGCTTTCTCGGACTTCTTAGGGGGCTTAGCGAGTTTAAATTATCCCCTTGCGATAGGGTCAGGGCTTGGTTGTGTTCTGGCTCTTGGTTTGATCCCACTTTTTAATCGACTAATGAAAGGCAGAGTTACAACGGCATGATGAATGGAGGGGCTAGGGTCAAACCTAGTCCCTTTTTTATTTGGTGGCACCTTGTCCAGACCTTAGAGGGTTTGCTGATGAGATCGAGCAAGACAGATCGAAACAGGGACGGCTACATAAAAGCTTAAAAAAAGGTAAGGGGTAAGTATCAACGCCCCCGAGAAAATGCAACAGAGAGCGATTGTGAAAGCCGAATTTATATAAAATTGATAGAAAAGGAACGATTATGCAGAGATTGACAAAAAACCTAGTTTTAACACGGGGCAAAAAATATGCTTATAAATATTTGAGGGGGTGTGGATATTCACCTATTAAAGCCCTAGCCCTAATTATTAAATCAAACAAAAAAGTAAGGGGGGCAAG